GTGGAACCTTCCGAGGCAGGGGTAAAGCAGCTGGATATGTTCGACGGGGAAGACCCGACGGATGCGGAAAAACAGAGGAAAACCGGCGGCGGGGTTGATCCAGACGAGGACAATGACCCTGACGAGGACGATGACCCTGACGAGGATGATGATCCTGATGAGGATGCACAAAAACGCAAGCCTGCAGATATCGCCTCAGAGGAGCAGGGAAAACCGCCTGCTGTGGAGGAGACCCTTCCGAAAGTGCCGGTCATCGGCATGGACGGAAAAACCGAAGACGGCGCGATGCCGTATGAATTGCTGAGAAAGCAGCTTGATTTCCTGAAATGAGGACGAGCTGCTTTTTTTATGCCCATTTCCTATTTCAAACTTGCGACCGGAGCGCCATTTCTCCGGAGAAAGCTGAGGTAACTCATGAATAAGATCCTTGAACTGCGCAACAAGCGTAACACCCTGTGGGAGCAGACCAAGAACTTCCTGGAGGACCATCGTGACGAGAACGGCCTGGTGCCTGCCTCCGCCCTGGAGCAGTACGACAAGATGACCGCTGATGTGAAGGCGCTCGGTGACGAGATCAAGCGCCTGGAGGATCAGAAGGCCATGGACGCCCAGCTGTCCGCTGCCACCTCCGCCCCTGTTCAGATGGCTCCCGCCCAGAAGAAGACTTCCGCCAATCCCACTGCCTCTGCCGAGTACAGCAAGGCTTTCTGGGACAACATGCGCGGCGACGTTTCCTTCGATGTCCGCGCTGCCCTGTCCGTGGGTGAGAACAGCGAGGGCGGCTACACCGTGCCTGACGAGTTCCATCGTCAGCTGATCCAGGGCCTTGAGGAGAACAACATCTTCCGCACCCTGGCGCACGTCATCCGCACCAACAGCGGCACCCGCACCATCCCCATCGCTGCCGACAACGGCCAGGCGAGCTGGGTCGAGGAGGGCAACGCCATCGGCGAGAGCGACCTGACCTTCGGTGTGGCCACCCTGTCCGCGTACAAGCTGGCCTGCGCCATCCGCGTGAGCAACGAGCTCCTGCACGACAGCGCCTTCGACATCGCCGGTCACATCGCCAACCGCTTCGGCGTCCGTTTCGGCAACGCTGAGGAAGACGCCTTCATCAACGGGACGGGTGTGTCCGCCGACCCCACCCAGACTCCTTCCGAGCCCACCGGCATCCTGACCACCCTGGCGACTCCCTCCGTGCTGACCGAGAACGCTTCCACCATCTCCTTCGATGATGTGTACAAGCTGTTCTACGCGCTGAAGGGTCCCTACCGCCGGAACGCCAGGTTCCTGTGCAACGAGACCGCCATGCTCCAGCTCATGCTGCTGAAGGATGGCAACGGCCAGTACATCTGGAAGCCCGGCATCGAGGTCGGCAAGCCCGACACCATCCTGGGCCACGCGGTGTACACCAGCACCTATATGCCCGCCATCGAGGGCGTCGCTGCCAACGATGCCGGCAAGAAGGTGCTGCTGTTCGGCGACTTCAGCTACTACTGGATCGCTGACCGCACCAACCGCACCATGAAGCGCCTGAACGAGCTGTACGCCATGACCGACCAGGTCGGCTTCGTCGGTACTCAGCGCGTCGATGGCAAGCTCATCCTGCCCGAGGCCATGAAGGTCCTGGGCCTGGGCGCCAACGGCTGATCGTAGCCCGCAATCAGGAGAGGGACTGCTCAAAACCTGGGCAGTCTTTTTCCGTAACTTTAATGGAGGTAAATACAATGAATGATCGTGTAACCAAGAACTATTTCAAAGATGGCGGCGACACCCTGGTCATCGGCGGCAAGCTGGTGGTCGAGGAAGGCGCTGAGGTCGAAGGCCTGGACACGGGCGGCGGCAGTGAAGATCTCCCTGTTGCGACGAAGCGTGACCTTGGGGTCGTGCGCGTCGGTACCTGACTTGATGTTTCGGCCAGCGGTACGGTTTCTGTCGGTCAAGCAACGACTGTTCTGTGTGGGGGAGTCAAGATGATCCCTTACCAGGCGAACACCTCGGCGGCGTCACTCGCTGACCTGGAAACGGAGTTCAATGCGCTGCTGACAGCACTTCGTGCTGCTGGCATTATGGAGAAGTCGTAATAACCGGAAAGGAGGCGCTTATGGCATTTCTCACACTTGAAGAGGCGAAGGCTTACCTGCGTGTCGATTACGACTTTGAGGATGACCTGATCGCCTCCATCGCTGCCTCTGCCGAGGCCATCTGCATGGATGTGGCAAGGCTGTCCACGGACGTGTGGGATGAGATCAGCGCGTATAAGGACACGATGCGGAAGAAGATCATCATCCGGGAGGAGGAAAAGGACAAGCACGAGATCCTCCAGATGAAGGAGCTGCTCCGCATCG